CCAGGAGGGCGCGCACGGTGAGGTCAACGCCGGTCGGGTCGGCGATGCGGCCCGGCCAGCCCGGCGCGAACCCGGCCAGCGGCCCGGCCAGCCGGGCGGGGACGTAGAAGCACTGCGCCATCAGGAACGTCCGGCCCGGCTCGGTGCGGCTGCCCTGCGTCTCGTCGGCGCCGCGCATCGAGAAGAACTGGACCACCTGGTCGCGGTGCTCCGCGATCACCGCCTCCACCTTCTCGCGCCACCCGGCGGTGAGCTGAACGTCGTCCTCCAGGTGGATCGCCGCGCCGCCCGCGGCGGCCCGCAGCGCGTCGATCCACGTGACGTAGGCGTGGTGCTGCACGTCCCACACGATCCGGCCGCCGGTCGCGGTGCGGAGCGCCCGAGCGTTGTCGGCCCGCCGGTCGTCCCACGGCACCGCGCGGATGAATGCGGGGATCACGACCGGGCCGCCGTCTCCAGGGTGGCGGGCAGCTCCGCGGCCAGGTACCGGGAGAGCAGCGGCCACGCCTCGGCGGGCGACAGCGGCTCGTCGCGGTCAACCGCGATGCACAGCTTCAGCACGACCGGCGGCGGGTCCATCCGCGGGTCGGGGACGCCGTGGTGCGGCGAGTGGGTGTCGAGCAGGTACATCACGCCGGGCACCAGCGGCGGGTGCCAGGTCGCCGGTTCGCCCTCGTACCTCGGGAGGCCGCGCAGCCGGTTGCCGTCGTTGCGGACCACGAGCTGATGGGAGTACCGCGCATAGGCGGGGTCGTAGTGGAGCGTGGTCCCGCCGCGGGTCAGCAGCCAGTGGACCCCGTCCGCGTCGTGGCCGAACGTCTTCAGGGACCGGCCGCGCCCGCCGGGCAGCAGCCGGGCGAGCACGGCATCGGAGTAGTCGCCGGTCGCGGGTGTCCGGGTGCGGACGGTCCACAGCACGGGCACCGCCACCTGGTCGGCGCGCAGCTCGGCGCCGGGCTCGACGGCGGCCATCAGGTCACGGCCCCGACAGCCATCCGGCCTCCCGGTGGGTGATCACCGAGTGGCACGGGCCGCAGAGCGAGGCCAGGTTGTCCGGCCCGTGCCCGGCCGCCCGGCCGCGGATGTGGTGGACCTCCGTCGCGGGCGCCCCGCAGTCGCGGCACCGCGGGAACGCGGCGAGCTGCGCGGCGCGGATCGCTGGCCAGCCGGGCGGCATCGGCTCGGATGTGCGGAACGGCGCGGGCCGGTGAGCGTCGCACCAGCCGTCGTCTCCCGCCCACTCGGGACACCAGCGGTTCCGGCAGCCGCGGACCAGCGGCACGGCTACCCGGCATCGGCGCCGACCTCGGCCCGCTCGCGCGCCCACCGCAGGATCGTGTCGGCGGGCTTGTCGCCGAGCGCGGCCTTGACCACGTCGGCCTCGGCGTCGGCGAACGTCAGGTGCAGCCGGTACACGTTGCGGTCGTTGCGGGCCGCCTGCCGCTCGGCCTCGGTGGTGGCCGCCGCGATGCGCCGCTCCCGCTCCCGGTCGGCGTTCACCCCGGCGGCGGTGCCGGACACCTGGACCGGGCCGCTCCCGTCGCCTTCCTGCGGCGAGCCCGGCGCCCACGCCTCGCTGAACTCCTCGCCCGCCAGCGCCTCCGCGGCCGGGATGTCATCGAGGAGCCGCTGAAGCTCCACGTCGGACAGGTCCAGGGAGTCGGCCGCCCAGTCCAGGGCGCCGAGCTGCTCCAGGTCGCGGAGCACGTCGGTCGCCAGCCCGATGTCCTCGGTGCCGCGCGCCCGGTTATGCCGCAGCGTGGCGATCTTGGCCTGCGCCTCGCCCATCGGCAGCTTGACGATCGCCAGCGTGTCGTCGGGCAGCTTGCCCTCCTCGGCCAGCTCGCGCACCGCCCGCCAGCGGTGCTCGCCGTCCACGATGACGACCTGCCCGCCGTCCCGCTCGACCACCTTCACGGGGTCGGTGAAGCCGTCCTCCAGGATGGACGACTTCAGCAGCGTGAACTCGTGCTCGTTCTGGCGGTTCGGGTTGTAGTCGTTCGGGGTCAGCTCGGCCGCCGAGACGTACTCGATGGTGAGCCGCTCCAGCCGCGCGTTCAGCTTCTCGATCTCGGCCTGGCCCTTGCGGTGCCGCGGGGGCATGGCTCACCACCACCCGGCGATGTGGCCGACCGCGATCGTGATCACGATCAGGCAGCCGGTCGCGACCAGCCCGAGGAGGCTGTAGACCCTCATGCGGTTCTCCTATCCGGGTTTGCCGTCCCAGCGGGGCTCGCCGGGGCGGAAGTACGACGGCTCGACGTAGGACAGTGACCGGCACTTGACAGCGAACGGGTCGCCGAGGTACAGCGCCTTGGCCAGCTCCTTCCAGGAGCCGAGCCCCGACCCGCAGACCTGGCACATGCCGACATCGGGGAACGGGGTCGTGGAGTGCGCGGCGTGCCCGGAGACCGAGCGGTTCATCTGAAGCTCGGCGCGCTCGGCGATCCAGGCGGGCGCCTTGAGGATGCACGTGCGCTTGAAGCACTCCTCCCACGTCTCGCCGGGGCCGCGCTGCGCGGAGACGGCCCGCTTGCCGTACTGCGCGAAGGTCCGCACCGAGGGCAGCCGCCGCACCACCCGGTCCCACCAGGTCGGCCACGCCGACGCGATGAGCCGCAGCACGTCAGCCGATCCGCTGCTCATCGTCGGCGGGCTGATCCTGAGCTGGCTCCGCGGCACCCCGAGCCGGTTGAGCACGTCGTAGGCGTCGTTGTACGCCCAGCCGTTGATGTCGATCGCGCGCCACACGTCGGAGTCCAGCCAGTCGTAGACCGGCCGCAGGTTCCGCACCCCCCACGGGTTCGGCTTCGTGAGGTAGCCGCCCGAGCTGTAGAGGCCGAACAGCCGCCCGCGGGACTCCTGCACCCGCAGCCCGACGACGGCGAGCAGCTCCTTGCCCGGCGGCGGCGGGAACCGCGCCGGGATGGTCATCGCCTCGATGTTGTACTCGGCGATGTGCTCGGCGTACGGCGGCGGCTGCACCACCCACAGGTCGGGGTCGAGCTGCGGGTCCATGATCCACCAGAACGGGTGCTCCCGGTCGAAAGCGTTGATCGACGGCTGGTGCGCCACCAGCCAGTGCAGATCGACCTCGGGCCGCTCGCGGAGCGCCATCAGGTACTCGCGGGTACCCGGCGGGATGATCTCCTCCTCGCGGGTCACCACCTCCACCGGCAGCCGCCCGGCCTGCGTCGCGGCGATGATCGCGGTCTCCACGCAGCACGTCGAGTCTTTCCCGCCGGACGCCGAGACCACGATGCGGTGCCCCTGCTCGTACTGCTCGCGGAGCCGGGCAACCGCCGCGTCGAAGACGGTCATCCCGAGCATCGCCTTGGTCATGACGGGAGCCGCCAGGTCCACAGCGCCGCGTAGTGCCGCCCGGCCGGGGCGGCGAGCGCCGCGGTCCACGCGCGGTGCCCGAGCCGGGTCCAGGTGTCGGGAAGCGCCCCGGTCCCGGCGGCCCGCGGGCGGGGCAGCAGCGCCCGGTCAGACGCCCGCCTCACCAGCCGAGGGCTCAGCGGCCGGTACGGCGCCGCCCTCACCGAGAAGTGGGCGCGGTGGTGGCCGCGGGGGAGCGAGCCGTGCAGCGCCAGCACCCCGCCGGGCACGCAGAGCCGCGCGCAGACCGACAGCAGGATGTCGAGGTCGCCGAGGTACTCCAGGCTCCACGTCGCGGTGATCACCGGGTAGCGGCGGTACGGCAGCGCCCGGACCCACGCCTCGGCGCCGACCTCGGCCTTGACGGTGCGGGCGGCCGGGTGCTTGCTCGCCAGCTCCGCGAGCATCGGCCCCGAGCAGTCGACGCCCGTGTAATCGCGGGGCTCCAGGTGGTCAGCGACCCAGCCCGTGCCGCAGCCGAGGTCCAGCACGATCCGGCCGTCGACCACCGGCCGCAGCAGCTCGGCCAGCCGCGCGTCTTCCCACTCATCGACCGGCCGGGTGAAATGCCCGTCGTAGCTCGCGGCGGCGTCGTCGTAGTGGCAGTAACCAGGCCGCGGGGAGTGCGGCGCGGGAGGGATGGACGCCATACGAGGCACTCTAGCCGCGGTGTGACGTGAATCACCAGGTCAGCCGGATTTCCGCGGCCCGCCGGGTGTTCGATTCGCGATGTGCGAATCAGCGTCCTGACCAGGCAAAACGATCAGGAGATTTCCCCGGTGTAAGTAGGTGGGTCCAGGCGCAGAGCGCTCTGCGTGGCTCTGGAGGCCGCAGAGGGCACGATCCACGCTGCGTCGCGGCGCCGTGACTGCGGGCAGTAACCGCGACGTGACGCACGTCACTCAGGATCGGGCACATCGTGAATGCAACCGTGGTTGTATTTAGTACAGGGTCGCGCACCCGAGCGCGGCCCCGCCCCGGCCAGGAGGCCACCATGAACACCACCACCATTACCCCGGCCACCCCCACCTATCGCGCAGTGTGCGACGGCGGGAAGTGGCACCTTGGCAGCGTCGAGCGCGGCCCGCTGACGTTCTGCTCCACCACGCTGATGACGCCCGGCGACACGCGCAAGTTCGCGCTGAAGGTCCCCGAGGCCAAGCGCAACTTCCAGGCCGTCAAGGACCTGGAGCGGGTGAACTGCGGCACGTGCCGCAAGAACCGCGAATGGTCCTACGCCCACGGCACCCCGCGCCCGGCCCCGGCCGTGCCCGGCCAGCGTCGCAGCCGCCGCGCCCCGAGCGCGGGTGACGCCGTGCCGCGCGTGGCGGGTGCCCGCCCGGCCGACGCCGACCGGCTGGCCGCGGACATCCGGCGGCGCCGCCCGCAGCACGCCGCGACGATCGACCACACCGAGGCCGCCGACCTGGCCGCGGGTGCAGCCGCCGCAAACGGCGACCACGCCGAGAGGCCGAGCCGCCGTCGCGGGAGCGCCGCCGACCGGCGCAACGCGCAGCAGCAGGCCGACCGCGAGCGCCGCGAGGCGCTGGCCGCCAACGCCGACGCCGTGGTTGACGCCATCACCGCCGCGGTTGCCGAGGCGACCGGCGAGGCGCCGATCACCGCCACCCCGGCGGCCCCGGCGACCGCCCGGCCGCTGAGCCGCGCCGCGAAGGCACGCGCGCTGGTCGACAGCGGCGAGTGCGCCACGCTGGCCGCCGCCCGCCGCTACCTCGCCGACATGGGCGAGTGAGCACCCGCAACCCGAACGGGGCCGCCGCCCGCAACGGCGGCCCCCGGCCCTGAAAGGACCCCGATGACCACCACCACCGAGACCGCGCCCCGCGCCCGCTACTGGGTGACGCCCGAGGGCGCCCCCATCGAGCTGGCCCACGTCACCGACACATCGGGCTTCAACCCGAAGCGCCGCGACGGCGGGTCGCGGGACGGCTGGCGCGTCATAGTGCGCCACCCCCACAACCAGATCGTCATCAGCGTGACCTACCTCGGCGCGACCGTGCCCGAGGACCTGCTGGCCGCCGCTATCGCCGCGGTCGACGGCTACGAGGTCACCGGCCTGCCCCGCCCGCCGAGGACCGCGCCATGATGCCCGGCGACGGCGAGCCCACCTGGTGCGCGAGAGGCACCGGCCCGTTCGCGGGCGACGGCCTGTTCCACAACGTGACCGCGGCGCAGATCGCCGAATACGCGCTGACCGTGACGCCCTGCCCTGACCATGATGACCCCGACGCCCCGACCCTCCCGAGGATGATCCCATGACCGACCGACATTTCGGTGAAGCCCTGGACCGCTGGCTCACCACCGAGCCCGAGCCGAGCCCGTGCCCCAGCCCGTGCTCGGCGTGCGGCCCGGACGGCTGCGACCCCGAGTGCTCGGTGTGCGAGGCCGAGAACGCGGCCTACGACGCGCACCTTGCCAGCCTTGACCACGACTGCCCGCGGCAGCAGTTCCTCGATGACCCGATCACCCGCGCGAGCGGCGTCGGCGCCGAGATGGTGGCGGGTATCCGCTGCGCGGTGTGCGACGAGCTGGAGGCCGGGCGGTGAGCCGCTTCTACCGCACCGACCCCGACGACCCGGACGCCCCGGTCCCGCTGGAGCGGTTCAGCCACCTGCACGGCGTGATCCGGTGCGGCGACCCGGTGGAGTACGTGAACCCCGACGCGCCGCCGCTGCCCGGCCCGCTCGTGCTGACCGAGCTGCTGGCCTTCGGGCCGGACGTGCTGGCCATCCTCAACGACGGGGAGTATGAGACCTCAGCCGATAACCTGCGCGCACTCCCCACCGGGGAAGGGGAGGCGGGCGGCGGCTGACGGGCGGGGCGCGGTCGCGGCCCGAACCGGGACCGCGCCCCCAAACAGCGGCCCTGATGAACACCAGAACCACCACCAGCCGCAATCATACCGGAGGTGGGCCGCCATGCATTCCCCGTCACAACCCCGTTATGTCCTCGCGAGGCCGCCGTGCGAATGGTGCTCGGCGCCCTACCGGACTGTCATCGCGACGCTGGAGGTCGAGACCGGCATCGGCGAAGCCGTCGCCCGGCTCTGCGCCGACTGCGCGGGCAACTTCACCGGCCCGCGCCGCGACCTGATCCCCGTCGCCGACGCCCACCCGCTGCTGGGCGGCGCCGCCGCGGACTTCTACGTCGCCGCCGAGTTCTGGACCGAGGCGCGCAGCGCCGCCGCCGATGACCGGCACGAGTACCTCCTGCTGCGCGTCTCCCACGACCCGCTCACCCACCTTCGGCTGATCCGCTTCATCCGGTGCGCCGGGGAGCGCCGCCAGTGGCCGCGGGACCGCCGCTGGTACTTCTACTGGAGGTCCGGCGGGTACGAATACTGGCCGATGAACGAGTGGGAGACGCTGATCAACCGCCGGGTCGTGGAACCGTGACGCCCGAGGACCGCGACACGATGCTGCTCGCGATGCTCCGCTCGGTGACGGCTCAGCTCACCGCCGCCGAGCGCCTGGCTGACGCGCTGCGCGGCTGGCGGGACCGGCTGGTGATCCAGCTCGCCGAGGGCAACGCGCCGCACGGCGACATCGCCGCCGCCGCCGCTATGACCGTGCAGGGCATCGGGAAGATCACCCGCGCCGCCGGGCTCGCCCGGTACCGCCGCGGTGACGGTGCGTCCCGACGCCGGCGCGCTTCCTGGCCACCGCCGAGACGCGCTTCTGTGAGCCCATCGTCGTCCGGCGGGCCGAGTACGACACCGCCGCCCGAGCCGTCCTGACCCGGTTGGTTTCGCTGATGCCCGCCCGGCGGGCCTGGCCCTTCGTCGGGACCGGGTACTTCCACGCTGACCGCGGCTGGCCCTTCGGCGCGTACACGAACGCCGACCGGGGGAGCCTGCTCCGCTGCCTGGATGTCAGCGCCATGACGTTGCCCTCCAAGGGTGTCCGACGAGCGACACGCTACGCCTGGAAGCCGGGCGGTTCAACCGTCCACCCGGCCGCCTGGAAGTCGTCGGCGAGGTACCCGCCGGTCGCCTGCGTCGCCAGCGCCGTGCCCTCCTCGAAGATCCGCACCGTGGAGCCGCCGCGGGTGGCCACCGCGAACTCGGTCCCGGTGTCGGTGCCGATGCGGAGCACGGTCGACGCCCACGGCTTGCCGGACTTGTCCGCGATCCACGCGATCAGCGCGTGCGAGCCGCACGCCGGGCCGGTGACGGCGACGATGACCTGCTGGCCGCCCTCGGTCGTCGGGGTGTACCACGCGCAGCTCGGGACCGGCGTCGGCCGCAGCGTCGGCGTGAGCCGGGCCGGGAGCGCCGCAGGAGCCGCGGAGCACGCGACCAGCGCAACCGCCAGCACCGCCGCCGCGGACAGCTCTCGGGGCATCCTGGGCCGCCTCACCGGGCACTCCGACGCCGCCGCCACCAGAGCCGCCGCCTGAACCGGCCGCAGACGCACGAGGAGCAGTCGGAACCGCGCCGGTAGTGCCGGTGCAGGGCTCGGCCGTGCCCGCACTCACACGCGCTCATGGGAGCCACGGCTGCGGGTAGATCATCCCGGCCGCGTCGGTCCCGATGCGGAGGTAGGCGTGCTGCTCGGGCAGCCCCGGATCGTAGACCTCCGTCATCCAGGGGATGCCCGCCGCGTCCGCCAGCTCGGCCAGGTCGCTGTGATACGTGGCGCAGAAGCTCGCCAGGTCACCCGCGCCCGAGTCGGCCGCGTCCAGCCACACCTCGTCGCGGAGCCTGCCCCCGATCCAGAACCGGAGCCGTAGCGCCTGCTGCGCGTTGAACCCCTCGGGCGGGGTCGGGGGGTCGTGGTGGTGGTTCATGGAACCTCCTCAGAACGGCGGCTCGAACTCCTCGCCGTCGTCGTCGTCGGGCTCGTCCTCGGCGTCCGGCTCATCGTCGGCCGGGTCGGGATCAGGATCATCAGCGGGCAGCAGCACGTCCTGGATGGGCGGCAGCCGGTCGCGGTGCGCGCGTGAGGCCGCGACCTGCTCCGCGGCGAGCGCGGCGCCGTGCAGCTCGCCGGGCAGCTCGCCGCGCTCCACGAGCGGGCGCGGTCGCTCGGCGAGCATCTTGCGGCACAAGTCGGCGCCGCGGTGCGCCCGGTCAGCGCGAGCGCCAGCGTCGGCGGGTGACTCACCGTCGCGCAGCAGCGCCGCCTTCCGCATCGTGATCAGGTCGACCTCGGGCGGCTGCGCCGTGGGCGCCGACGAGGCGGGCGGGCCGTACCGCCCGCCGTCCGGCTGCGCGAGCGCTTGCCGCAGGTACGCCCCTGGATTGGCGACCTCGCGGCCACCGAGCACCAGCGCGATGATCCCGGCGGCCTGCTCGTCGCTGACCGCCTGGTGATGCGTCCCGAACATGATCGCCTTCGTCATCGAGACCAGCTCGTCCTCGCCGTTGTCAGTCATCGCAAAAATCCATCGATCGGCCTCGCGCTCGCGTGCGCGGGCGCGTGCGTGAGCACGTGCGCGGGTACGCGCGTAACGTTCCCGCAGATTGATTGACTACCTGTACCAAAGATCTTCTCTACCTCTACCTCTGTACCCGACTCGCATCCGAACCGCATTGCGGATCGCTTACCGCTTCGCATTGCGCCCCGCATTCCGATCCGCATTGCGATCCGCACCGTTCCAGCGGGCGCGAGCCCCAGTCCGGCCCGCCTCGGTGCGCGCGTCGACATCGGCCTTCGTGTCGTTCCACCGCGCGTAGGCGAGCACCCGCCACGTGACGATCCGGCCCGTGCCCTCGTCGGTGCTCAGCTCGACCAGCGGCCCCCATGACCCCGGATCGGCCAGGTGCGCGGCGAGCTGGCGCGCGTGGTCCTCGCCCTGCCCGGACAGGCTTGCCAGCAGCGCTCCCGGCCCGACGCCATCGGTCAGGTTGGCCCGTGAGTAGCGGATCATCTGGCTGAACAGGTCGCGCGCTAGCACCCCCTCGACCTGGCCGAACCTGAACAGGTCGGCGACCTTCGGGTCATCGGTCCAGTTCAGCGCCATCTTGTAGAACCGTTCGTCGGTGTGCGGCATCACGGCGCCTCACGGTACGCATCCGGCATCGCGGCCTCGTCGGTGGTGAACGGCGCTAGCGGCCAGGACGGCGACCGCGCCACGTGCAGCCCGGTGATCCTGCGGAGCCGCAGCGTGCCGCGCTTCGGCCAGTCGGCCACGAGCGGGATCATCCCGCACGCCATCGACAGCCGGTACAGCTCGTTGACCCACTCGTGCCGCAGCTCGGCCTCGCCGCCCTTGACCTGGAGCGCGAGCACCTGGCCGATCTTGATCGCCACGAGGTCGCACGGGCCGTGCGACCCCCGCGACTCGATCACGAAATACCCGTCCTGGCCGAGCTGCGCGGCGGTGCCCTTCTCGCGGTACAGCCCGCGGCGGTACGAGGTCACGGCGCCTCCCTTGAAACATATGTTTCAGTCATCCGGCGGCGGCGCCACTGGCCCACGCCCTGACCCGTCAGACCGGCAGCGTCGCCGAGCGCCCGCCAGGAGTAGCCCTCGGCGCGGAGCCCGTCGATCGCGTCTGAGCACGCCTCGTCGGCCGCGTCGCGGACCCGCCACAGCGCGCCGAAGGCGTCGATGTCCGTCCGCCCGATCCGGCGGGACATCAGCCGGATCATGCGGGTGATCATCCGGGCGAATTCCTCGGTGTCGTAGCGGCGCTCGTGGCGCCGCCCGCGGAGGCGGCAGAGGTCCGAGCAGAACCGGCGCCGCCCGGCGGGCAGGTCCCGGCCGCAGTCCGGCGCCGCGCACGTCATGATGGTCCTAGTCGTGGCCGGGCGAGAGCGCGGGTGTCTCCTCGCCGGGGGTGTGCGAGTGGCTCTGTCCGTGCCAGTGCCGCCCGGCCACGACGCTTCATTGGGACCTCCTCACCGGCCGGGGCGCCAGCGGCGCTCGACACCGACCCATAGGTGGCGGATCGTGCTGTCCCGGTTGACGAGCACGATGGGCACCGCGGCGCCGATGCCATCCCACGTGCCGACCTGCTCGGCCAGGTGGGCGGCGTCGCGGAGGAACCCGCCGAGGTCCGTCAGGTTCAGGCCCTCGGGGTTGTCCGCGGAGATCACCCCGCGCCACAGGAGCGTGTCGGCCCGGCGGCTCACTTCGGCCGCCGCAGGAGGCTGGCGAATGCGGCCTGCCCTTCGGGGGACGCCGCCCATGCGTCGGATTCGGCCTTGCTGGCGTCGAACTCGCCGTTGAGCACCCCGGCCCGGATCGCCTGGATCGCGCGGCGGGACGGCAGCCCGGCCCGTGACGGGTGCCGGATCATCGCGGCCAGCTCCTCCGCGAGCGCCATCTCGGGCAGCGCGAGCGGTGACAGGTAGTCGTGGTAGTAGCCGCGCTCGGCGCGGGCGATCATCGACTCGGGCACGGCGCCCGGCGAGGGCACCGCGCGGAGCGCGCGGACCAGCTTCGCGGTCGAGTGCTCAGTGTCGGGCGGGACCGGCGCGATCACTGGCCGTCCTCCTCCGCGGCCGGGTCACCTGCCCGGCGGCGCCCGGCGGGCTGTTGCTGACCGGTCATGATGCTGAGGAGCCGGTGCAGGTCCTCGGCTATCGAGACGAGCGCGAGGTTCGCGGCGAGCTGCGCGGCCTGGTGGCCGCGCTCGCCGAGCCGGTGGACGTGCGACTCCAGCGGTGAGCTGTCGGTGAACCGGGCGATCTGCTCCACGCTGCCCGCGAGGTTGAGTGCCATCTCCAGCGCCGTCAGCCGGGGCGCCTGCTCGTCGCGCGTGCCGAACATCATCGCCTGCGGCACCTCGTCGGCGCTCACGCCTCGTCGCCCTTCGGCTCGTCGCCGCCGGGCTCGTCGGCGCTGTCGGGCTCCTCCATCTCGGCGAACGTCTGCGCGATCTCGTCTTCCAGCTCCAGCGGCAGGACGGACTGCCCGGTGCGGAACTCCAGCGCCCGGCGGATCAGCCGCTCAGCGGCGGGGAGGTCCTCGTGCAGCACCACCTCGGCGCGGCGAAGCCGGATCGTCGCCAGCTCCATGCCGCTGTCCTGGTCCACCTCCACCCGGCGGCAGTCCACGATCGCGATGATGGCCCGGTACCGCTTCGGGTCGGTGATCAGCTCGCGGGCGATGGCCGCGAGGCCGTTCTCCTCGCCCTTGGGGAGCAGCGCTTGGCGTTTCACGTCAGGCATGGTCTCGTCTTCCTGTGAGGTCGGTTAGCGTCGTGTCAGCCGCGCGTTCGCGGCCTGGATCGCGTCGGTCTGGGCCGCGAGCAGGGCGTAGCTCCCCATCCCCCGGCCGTGGTCGTAGGCCGTATAGACGGCCACCTGGAGCGGCCGGGGGACCAGCCGCCAGTGTTCCGGGCACATCAACTTCTGGTCGGGGCACTCGACGGAGCACCGCCGCGCCGGGCATAGATGGGCCATAGCCGCCGTCCTTCCATCGGGGGGGCCGCCGGGCGGCGGCCAGCGCCGCGTCTTCGTGCGCGGCGGCCGGGTCGCGGTAGCGGTACCGCCGCTCGCATTGCGGGGTGTGCGTGTCGGTCCAGCGGTCCCACGGGTTCCAGGACCACAGGACCCACCCGCCGTCGTCGGCGACGTGGCACCGCCAGCAGCAGTACGGCGCCGTCGTCGGCCGACCGCACCGGCACCGGCCGGGCTCGGCGGGCAGCTCCAGGGGAGCGAGCCGCATCGGAACGGTGTCACGGATGGGCATCGACCTGGCCGCCCGGTGCAGTCGTCGCCGCCGCATGTGACGGACGCGCCGGGCGAGCCTGGCCCGCAGGTCCGCGAGGGACCAGCGCGGCTCGGTGTGGTCGACCTCCTGCTCCCACCTCACGGCGGGTCACCGTTCCCCTCGGGCGGCGGCGGCGGGTGCTCCTCCGCGTCCTGCGCCGCCACCTCGCCCTGGGCGTCGGCCTCGGCCTGGTGCTTGGCCCTGAGCGCCATCAGCGCGTCGAGCCGCTCTAGCACCACGCTCATCTCGCCGCGGGTCAGGTCGCCGGTCTTGGCGACGGTGCGGCCCGCCCACCCGGACACGAGCGCCAGCCCCTCCGCGGGGTCGGTTATGCCCACGTCGCGGAGGTTCGCGTGGAGCTTGGCCATCTGCGTTGAGGTCGGCTTCGGCCCGGAGGGGCGGGGCTCCTCGGGGACCTCGGCGGTGCGCTGCGCCGGGACCGGCGGGCCGGGAGTTTCCGGCGGCGGCGGCGCCGAGGGCAGCGCGGCCCGCCGCACCGGGGCCTTCCGCTGGCGGGTGCCCGCGGCGGGCTCGGGCTGCCCGTCGCCCTCGATCGCGGTCGCGGTGGCGGTGCTCTCGATCGCGAGCGGCGCCTGGCCGTCGTCGTCCAGCTCCTCCACCAGCGGCGGCAGGCCGAGCAGCGCATCGGCCGCGACCCAGCGGGACGCCTCAGCGGTCGCGCGGGCGACAAGCATCGCCTTCGTCTGCGTCCGCCAGTTGCCCCGCTCGGGGCCGGGGAACAGCCCCGCGGTCTTGGCCCGCTCCAGGTTCCATTCGGCTTGCTGCCAATGGTCGGTCCCGGCCCGCCGCCCGCGCACGACCGCGCGCTGGTCAGTCGACTCGACCACCACCACGTCATGCCCGTGCTGGAGCAGCAGCGCGCGGGCCGCCAGCGCGTACATCGCCACCGTGCCCCGGATGATGGTGAACGTCCGCAGGCTGGCCATCGGCTGAAGCCCTAGCTCCTGCCCTGCGAGCAGCACCGCGGCGACGGTCTGCACCGTCGCCTCGTAGTCGAGTATCCGCTTCGACGGGTCGCGCTCCAGCGGGTTCGTGTACCGCCTGAGCTGCTCGGGCACGAAATCGGTGTGCGCGATCGACTTCGCGATGAACGCCGCCGACTCGGCCTCAGCCGCCCACGCGCGCAGCGACAGCTCGTTGCCGCGGTCCCGCGCCGCCATCAGCCGGATCTCCACATGAATTCCACACGGTCTCCACGTGGCGTCCGCACCGTTTGTCCGATGTCGGTTACCCTTGATCTCACGGCCTGCGCTCCTTTACGGGGGTTGGGCTTCGGTGGCGGCGGGTTGCGGATCGGACCATGGCCCGCCGCCGCTTGCTGTCTAGGCGAGGGCGGGTTCCGCCACGCTGGCGGTCCCGCCGACCCAATAGCCGGGCAGGACCGGCTTTGAGTTCTTCATCTCCATGTGGTCGTAGAGCCACCGCAGGTGCAGGAAGAACTCCCACACCTCGGGGCCGGTGTCGAGCGGGTGCAGCGCCCAGTCGGTCGGGCCGATGTGGACGACGCCGCACCGCTCGATCTGGAGCCATTCGACCTTGCGCTCATCGTCGGGCTCGTCGGGGTCCACGAACACCTCACAGTGCTCGTACGCGCACGCCTGGAGCGCCGACTCGGGGTACACGACGCTCTTGGGGCCGGTCTTCAGGTCCAGGAGCCAGCGGCACGCCGGGATGATCTCGCCGTCGTAGCTCAGCGCGGGCAGGTCGGCCACGAGGTCGGCGGTGCCGCAGTAGCGATGCGTCCGGTTCGCCACGACCAGCTCGGTGCCGTTCTCCAGCGGCTTCGGGTCGATCGTGTCGCAGAAGTCCAGGTACGCCTCGACGTAGCCGCGCAGCTCCACCGGCACGGCGCCCATGTTGATCGCCTCGCCGCGGATCGCGGGCTCAGCGAGCCGGTGGACCTCCGTGCCGCGCTTGGCGGCGGGCTCGGACTTCTCGAACCGGGCGCCGAACAGCAGGTCAAGCCGGTCAGCGGGGGGCAGCGCCGACAGCGACTCCCAGTTGTTGATGGCGTACTTGCCGGTCGACTCGGCCGCCCACTTGATCAGGGCGTCCTTGGGTAGGAGGTCCAGAATACGGGTGACGCCGGGAACCTTCTCGCCGTCAACCGTGTACCCGTGCCCGCTCTTGCCGACGCGGCGCCGCTTAACAGTCATCGTGGCGCCGCCCGGCGTTTACCCCCACGACTTTCGACTGTACGTCGCCCTTAGCCGCGCTAACAGACCTATGCGCGTTAAGAAGTCGATCCAGGTCGCAAAGGGTACGCGGCCCCAGTTTTGGGACGGAGGCCACAATTCGGCGGATATAGGCGGCCCTGGCCGCGGCGCGGTCCTCGGCCGCGGTCGTCACTGCGGCCTCGGGGCGAGCAGCTCGCCGGGCTCGTGGCCGTAGTAGCGGGCGAGGCGGATCAGCAGGGCAAGGCTCGGCGTGCGGCCCGGCCCGCCCTGTTCGAGGAGGGCGAGCCAGGAGGCGCCCATGCTCAGATCGACGCCGACCCGTTCACGGCTGAGCCCGGCCTGCTCGCGCCACGCGCGGAGCAGCTCATGGTCGTAGAGACGCGCGGCAGACACGTCGCCGCCCGAGGTGGTGGTACTAGGCAAGGGGGGGCTCCCGGCGGACGCAGCGGGGTCCGGCGGGCTAGAGAGGCAAGCCGCGCCGGGTGGACGGGCCGTGCGGCGCGGTTTTTACGCCCCCGTGTCGGGCGGCAGATCGCCTGCGGGTCGTGCGGCGCGGTTTTTACGCCCCCGTGTCGGGCGGTTCATGCGGCGCGGTTTTTACGCCCCCGTGTCGGGCGGCAGATCGCCTGCGGGTCCTGCTCAGACAGTCCTAGCTCACAGGTGGACGGCTTGTCAACCCCCCTATTCGGCCAGGTCAGCGCGCGGGGTCGGGACCACCTTCTCCGGGTCGAAACGGTTACCGCGGCCCGTCTGCATGATCACCACGCTCTCGAACAGCCGTTGCACCACGGCGCGGCGCTGCGGCACCGACAGCGACTCCCACACGACGCGGGCCGGTGCCTCGCGGAACGCGGCGAACTGGTCGGGCTCGGCGCTGGACGCGGCGAGCTGCTCGCGGAGCGCGGCCTGCTGCTCGCGGAGCCCGGCGAGCATCGGGTACAGGTCCTCGTCGGCCAGCAGCCCGGCGAGGTTCGCGGCGCGGTGCCGCTCGGCCTGCCCCTCCAGCTTGGCCAGCTTGCCGCGCAGCGCGGCCAGGTCCACGCCCGGCCGGGCCGGGGGACGCAGCCGCTCCAGGACCTCGGGCCGCTCCAGGATGCCGATAGCGGTGTCAGCGACCAGCGCGTCCACCGCCGCGGCGTCGCGCCGGACGTGGCCGCAGGTCTGCCCGACGTACGCCGGTCCCCGGCCGCTCCCGGCCCCGCCGATCCGCAGCAGCCCGCCGCAGACGCCGCACGTGGCCCAGACGCTCACCAGCCAGCGCGGCTCGTTGCCGCGCCCGAGGTTCGTCCGACGCGCCGGGTCGGTGAGCAGCGCCCTGATCTGCTCCCACTTGTCACGGTCGATGATCTCGGGCCACGGCGCGCTCACCAGCTCGCCGCCGCGCAGCGCGAGCCCGGCGGTCGCTGGCTTCATCAGCGCGTCGCGCAGCGTGCGCGTCGACCAGTCAGCGCCGGTCACGGTCGGGACGGCCCGGCTCCGCAGGTCCGCGATGAGCCAGCGGAGGCTTGTCCCGGCGAGCAGCCGGTCACCGGCCTGCACCAGCTCAGCCGCCTCGGCGTCGTCCACGACCAGGTTCCGGTGGTGCTCCTCGGTGCCCTGCTCGATCTGGAAGCCGAACGGGCGGCGCCCGCCCTGCCAGGACCGCCCGGCCCAGCGGCGCCGCCCTCTGCGGACCTTCGTGGCGATGTCGTCGCTGTACTTGCGCGCGTCGTTGATCCGGTCCAGGAACGCGCGCTGCTCGGCGCGGGTGCCGCCCTTCGTCAGCACCCACCGGGGGCGGCCCTCGTCATCGAGCGCCACGCACGACGCGCCGCGCACCCGAACGGCGTCGAGCAGGTCCATGCCGTCGCGCCAGTCGCGGCTGATCCGGCTCTCATCCGAGACCAGCAGCATGACCGCCGCGCCGCCCTGGAGGTCCAGCATCACGCCCTGGTACACCGGGCGGCGGGTCCGGTAGGTCACGAGCCCGGTCACGGTGGCCACCCGGTCAGGCGTCTTGTACCCGCTCGCGCCGCGCGGCCCGCTGCCGTTGCTCAGGTCGTTCTCGATCGCCAGCCGCACCGCGTGGCGCGGGAACCCGAGTTCGTCGGCCACCTCGTGCAGCTCCTCGGCGCGGGCCTCGAAGGTGCCGGGGTCCTCGTCGCGGAAGTCGGACATCCGCAGGTAGATGATCGCCTCATCGTCGGCCGGGGCGCCCATCACCACTCCGCTATCGCTTGGCGGCGGGCGGCCAGGATCACGGCGCGCAGCACGTCATCCTGGAGCACCTGGCCAAGCTCGCGGGCGGCCAGGAACGCGGCCTGTAGCTGCCCCTCGGTCACGGTGTCGCCCGCCACCGGCTCCAGCTTGGCCATCAGCGCGGCGATCGGGTCGGGGTGCGGCTGCCGCGGCGTCGGCGGGTGCTCGGCGGTCATCACCAGGTCTCGCATTCGCTGTCGTCGGTGTGAAGCACGCTGCACCCAACGGTGCCGCGCTCGCAGGGCTCGGTCTCAGCGCGGCCCCAGGCGGTGTGCTCCTCAGCCTCGTGGTTCTCCACGCCGTTCAGCGCGCGGTCCATCTTGCTCATCTTCGGGCCTTTCGGTGGTGGTGGCGCGGGGCGTAACCTGCCCCGCAACCGTTATAACCACCGTACAGCCTAACTAATGCCCTAGGGCAAGTGTGGGCTTGCCCACATACGGCCTACGGTACAACTTGCTCCAGGGGGGGCCGGGGTGGTCCTGTTCATCGTCGCCGCGGTGCTCGTCGGGCTCCCGGTCATAGGCGCCGTGGGCTGGCTCCTGATCGCGTGGTGGGAACGGCGCAACCTGTGACGCGGCGGTGACGTAGTGGTAGGTTATGGCCAGCAATGGCCGCACGCTGGCCGCCACCACCACCACCGAAGGACAACCGCACATGACACAACCCCCGGCCCGAACCGGGCCGTCCGGCTGGCCGCCCGAGGTGCGGGCACTGCCAGTTGATGACCGCTGGAAGCTCCCCGTCCCGTACATCGTGGAGCGCCCCGGCGGCGTCCCGAACTTCGGGGTCCTGGACCCCCACCGCGCCCGCGAGTGCTACGCCCTGCGGCTCTGCGCGATGTGCGGTCGGCCGATGGGCAAAGAGGTCGCCCTGTACGGCGACGAGGTGTCGCTGGAGCCCGGCGGGTTCTACATCGAGGCGCCGACCCACGAGGCGTGCATGGAGACCGCCCTCGCCGGGCTCTGCCCGTTCATCTCCCGCCAGCACTACCGGCGCCGCCGGGTGGACGACCCGGAGGTGATGGTGCTGGGTGACCGCGACCACCTGCACGAGGTGGGCCGCGAGATCGCGAAGCGGCCCGCGATCGTGGCCATCGCCGAAAGCTACCGCATGGCCGCGGTGTGGAACGAGAACGGCCAGATGCCCGTCTACCTGGCGCCCGAGGTCGTGCGGGTGCGCCGGTACGCATGGGTCGACGGGGTGGCCCGCGAGGTGGTCTCTGCGGCCACGCCCGCGCCCGCGCCCGAGCCAGAGCCAGAGCGGCGGGTGGTTCGCGTGCAGCGCCGCCGCCTGCCGCGGAGCAGGAGGAGGCACCCATGACCACTCAGCAGCAGCAGCGCCCGCCGCGGTGGGCAACGGTCGATGAGGCCGCCGACTACGCGCGGTGCTCGCCGCGCACGATACGCCGCTGGATACACGGCGGGCGGCTCGACGCCGAGCGGATGGGGCCGCGCCGCCTGATGGTGGACCTCAACCTGATCGACGCCATGCGTACCCCTGTAGTCCCCACCACCACCACGAGGAAGTGACCCAATGCCCAAGACCGCGAAGGTCTCCGAGCAACAGCCGTACTCAGTGCTCGCCTGGCGGGGCGCGCAGAAAGTACCCTCCCGGTTCGGCTACCACGACCCGCTGGACGCGCTGACCGGCGCAATCGAGTACCTCAAGGCCGGGTACCAGGTGCGGCTGACCGATAGCTGCGTCGAGTGGTTCGAGCACCAGCCGGTGCCCGACAGCGCGGTCGCCGAGGCCCTGACGGTGAACGGGCAGGCCGCCGCCTTTACCGGGCCGCCGAACATCCCGTTCCTCGGCCCGCAACCGTGAAGGGCGGTCAGTGATGCCGTTTGACCCCGAGGCCGCCGAGAAGCGGAAGTACCTGGAAAGCCTCGATGACCGCCAGCTCGGGTGCCTGGCGGGCGGCCACGACTGGCCGCTTGACCACCTGCGGCCGGGCAAGGCAGTCCCGAAGGGGCTCCGCGCGGAGCCCGCCGAGATACCCGGCTGCCACGTGATCATCGAGATGTGCCGCGAGCGGTGCGGGACTGAGCGGACGGTGCTGCGGAACAGCGACGGGTCGCTGGACCGGTTCTCCTACGCGCGCCGCGGCGCGCGGCCGGGCGACCGCCCGATCTGGCAGGTGCGCCCCGAAGGGCTCCACGTGACCCGCCGGGACGCCCGCGCCGAAGTGATCAGCATGAACCTGGGAGCGCTGACCGGATGAAACGCGTCGAGATAGCCGCCTACGACGACCTGGATTGGACCGAGAAGCAAGCCAAGGTCCCGGCCAGCCACACCGTGCTCCTCGGCCTGGACCGCAAGTGGGTCGAGCTGGACCTCACCGAAGCGCACACAATCGAGCTGGCCGAGTTCCTCGCCCGCTACATGAAGGCGGGCAACAAACCCGAGGTGCCCCCGCCCGCGCCGCCCGAGTTGCCGGGCGCGACCTCGATGGGCGAGGCCAGGAGGCGCAACGCGGCCATCGTCGCATGGGCCGAGGCCAACGGCCACAAGGTGACCCGCCAGAAGTCCGGCGGCTACTACATCCCGATCGAGACCCGCCGCGCCTACCGCGCCGCGCACGCGGCACCACCACCACCGGAAGGATGACCCCCGATGAACACCACCACCACCGAAGGAACCCGATGACCGGCGCCGCGGCTCAGTACGCAGTACGCCGCGACAGCGAGCGGCTGCCCGCCCCGGACGGCGCCGATGACCTAGACGCTGGCCTGGTCGAGACGTGGCCCCGCACCGCGGAGGGCGCGATCGTCGCGGTCAACCGAGCCCGCGACCTGTCCCTGAAGACCCATGACCCGCACGAGGTGAGGCTGCCTGACGGCGCGCTGCTCTGCCGGTACGTCGAAGGCGTGCGGGCTGACCTGCCCGGCGCCCGGCGGATGAAGCTGTGAGCGCCCTGGGCGGCTGGCTGACCGGCTACGACATAGACGACTACCCCCGAACCCCCTGGAGGGACTACATGTCCAGCGACCCGAAGCCGCTCAACGGCCACGCACTCCCGCTAGGCGGCGGGTCCGCGAGCGGATCGGGCGGCCCGCCGCCCGCCGAGCGGCCCGGCTGCCGCTTCTGCGGCGATGAGGTGGTCCGGCAGGATGACGGCCGGACGTTCCACCTGGACGGCTCGCCCGCGTGCCGCAGCCGCAGCGACGCCTACCCGCGGAAGCCGGTCGGCTGGCAGCCGCCCGCCGAGGAGGCGAGCCGGTGACAGGCAACGGCAACGGCTACCCCGAGCAGAAGCCGACCGGGCCGACCGTCTCGTTTGAGGTCAACTGCCGGGTGATCCTCAGCGGCGAGTGGGCCAAAGACGCGGCGCTGGTCGCGGACTCCATACGCGGGCTGGCTGAGAACGTGGCCGGGCGCCTGCGGGCCGCCGCCGACGATCTGGAGGCTGGCGGGTGGGTCAAGGACCCCGGCGATGAGATCACGATCGAGGAGGACCCGTGAGCGCCGGGCGGGTCGGGAAGTCGCTCCGCTATCCGCGGTACCTGCTCAACTGGTACGCCGACCGGGCCGACGAGCTGGACATGCCGCTCCACACGCTGCTGATGGGCGTCCAGGAGGCTTACCGGGTGACGATCACCGGCGACTGGTCGGGGATACCCACCGAGCGGATCGAGGAGGTCCGGCGGATCATCGCCGGGACGGTGCCGCCGAAGGGGGGCACGGCGTGAACCAATTCGGGAACCTTGATGCGTTCTGGGCCGGGTACCGGCTGACCCTGGAGCGGGTGCGGGTGGAGCGGCCAACGACGCTCGACCACCTGGCTACCATCCTGAACGCCTTCCAGGCGCCCGTGAGCGGGCGAGCGTTCTTCGGCAACAACGCCGATGACCAGCTCGGCGACGCGGTGGCCGACGCCGGGTGGGTCGTCCACTACATCGAGGGTGACTACGTGTGGGAGGCGGGCCACCCGGCCAGCGGCGAGTGGATCCACTACATCGAGGGCGACGTGTACGAGGGGCGGCATCCCAGCACGCGCCCGTTCTGAGACCTGCGCTCGCAGGCCCCGCCACGATTCGGTGTGAGGGGGGCCGGGGCCTGCGGCGCCGGGGGGGGACGCCCGCGCCCGCTCGGGGGGGAAAGCGGGCCGGGTGTCCCCATCAGTATGCACCGGGACCGGCTGGTCACGTAGCGGGATTCGGCCCGCGGAGGCCCCTAGGAGCCACGGAGACGGCTCTGCGGCCGGACCCCCGTAACCACACCCGGAAATCCCCCAGATCGTTTGTCCTGGCCAGGAAGCGGACTCAAACACCCCCCCGAACGGCCCGGCCCGGCCTCCCCCTGCTGCGTGAGACCGGGCCGGATCGCGCGGGCTGCCTACTTGGCGGCCTGCCCGATGCCGAAGACATCCACCTCGAACGAGACCGGCGGCGCCTTCACGTCACAGTGCCCGTAGTGGTCGCGGGCGAACTGCTCGTTCTCCGACAGCCAGAACTCACCGTGACCGGTCGCGCCCCAATCGGCCCCGGTGCCGCCCACGAACGCCCAGGTCCCGTGTTCGTAGAGCGAGCCGGTGCAGTCGTACCAGTCGATGTCCGGCTGGCCGATCTTCGTGTGGGCCACCACCACCGAGCCGTGCGGGTGGTTCAGCCGGAACACGTCGACCCGCGGCGTGATCGTCTGGTCGGTGCCGTACCCGTGGACCGGGCCGTAGGCGTCGACCTGCGAGCCGTGCTGGTCGATCGTGATCGTGAAGAACTCGGGCCGCAGATGGCTGTAGTTCAGCGGCGCGGCTGACGCCGCGGTCGTGCCGAGCACCAGCGCGAGGCCGCCAGCCGCGAGGCCAGCCACCAGCGCGAGGCGCCGTAGTCCGAATCTGCCCGTCATAGGGTTGATCCCTCCTGTGAGAGTTACGCCCCGGCCCCGGCTTCCCCACCGGGACCGGGGCGGTCGGCTCAGCCTCTCACGGCGGCTGTCCGGCCGCCAGCGTTCAACGCGAGCCGTAATGACTCGTCGGGCGGGTCGCGGGGCGGCCTGCGGCCCCCGGCCATGTAGCCCGCCACCGCGCCGATCGCCGCGCCGAGCACCGTCGAGACCGTGCTGATCTCCTCGGTGCTGATCGTGTAGGTCGGGTTCCGCCCGGCGTAGACGGCGCCGATGATCAGCACCGCGAACACGCCGAGGATCGCCAGCACCGCGGCGACGCCGCGCCAGTCCGGCTCGCGGAGCTTCACCGCGCGATGAGGCCGGTCGCGAGCGGCTTCGCGGTCGCCGCGCCGAGGACCGACGTTGCCGCCTTCATCACCGCCCGGTCGCTGGCGCCAGGACCGCCGCCGATCGGGGTCACCCGCACGTAGAGCACCACGTTCCCGGCCACGCCCGTATTGACCGCGCGCACCGGCCCGATCGACAGCGTGCCGTAGGGCAACGCCTGGTGCAGCGTGAGCTGACCCGACGCCGGGCCGGTCACGGTCACCGTGCCGATGCCCTCGATCCACGCCACGATCAGCCGGGGCAGCGCCGAAGGGAACGGCAGCTCGAACGTCAGGTGAGCGCTGCCCTGCGAGTCGCCCAGCGCTGGCATTACCGCCGTCGCGACCAGCGTGTCGGCGTCGTCTTGCAGGGTCACGTCGTTGGCCAGGGTCACAATCTGGAACGACTCCAGCCTGTTGACGCGGGCCTCAAGGGCGTCTACCCGCTGCACGACCGGGATGAGGTCAGCCATGCTCACCTCGCCGGGTACGCCCTGCGGACCTTCCGGGCCGCGGAGGTTCCCGTCGCGGCTGTAGGCGCCCGTGGCGAGCACCTGGTAGACATCGCCGTGGCCGGGAGCGTCCGGGTTGGCCAGCAGGCACAGAATCCTGTCGCCCTCGACCCCGGTGTTGGGCAGCGGCGGCGCGATCGGTGACCAGTACCACCGCGAGCCCGGTATGCCCTGGACGCCCTGGATGCCGACCGGGCCGGTGGGTCCTTGGTCGCCCTGGTCGCCCTTGTCGCCCTGCGGACCCGTGACCTTCATCGCTATCCACGGCTGCGGGGCGGCTCCCGTGGACCCGAGGTAGACGATCGCCTGGCCCTCGTAGAGGTCGTCGGGCTTCGATATGAGGACCGCCTCACCGACCTTCATCTGGTAGTCGACGGGCGGTTTGCCCGCGCCGTCGAACCCGGCCGGGATCAGGCCGCTGGTGAGCCCGGCCACGTCCTGCGCGCCCTTGGTGTAAACGTCCATCACGATGAACGAGGGTGCGCCGGGCTCGCCGTCCTGGCCGTCCGCGCCGTCCGCGCCGTCCGCGCCGGGAGTGCCGGGCTCGCCCTGCGGGCCGGGCGGCCCCTCCGGGCCGGTGGCGCCGGGGATGCCCTGCGGGCCGATGGGTCCGGTCGCACCCGGCGTGCCGGGAGCGCCGTCCGCGCCGCGGGCGCCCTGCGGGCCGGTGTCGCCGGGGTCGCCCTTCGGGCCGGGGGAGCCGGTGTTACCGGGCAGCCCGCGGTCCCCGATGGGTCCTTGCGGGCCGGTGTCACCGATCGGCCCGCGGTCACCGGGCGGGCCGCGCATCTGCCCGGTCTCAACCCAGCCGCCGGGGATGGTCGACGGGCCGAGGAACAGCCACAGGTACCCGTCGCCGCGGTACTCCACCGACTGCCCCACGCCCACCTGAATCTCAGCCTCGGGCACCCGAACGTCATCCCACCCGGCCGGGATCAGCCCGGTCTCGGGCAGCTCGGCCGGGTCGCGCTGGCTGAACGAGAAGACGATCGTCGTGGTACCGCCGGGGTCGCCGCGCTCACCGCGCGGCCCGCGCAGTCCAGGCGGCCCCATCACCGCCGGGCCAGCGTCCACGCCGACGACACCGCCGGGCAGCCGCACCTCGACCGTGCCGTTGTCCTCGACCGTTGTCATGCTGGCACCAGCTCTCCCTCGCGCGGCCCGGTGTCCGGGTCGCTTCGCAGCGGGTCAGTCACCCGCGCCTTGGTCTCCACCTTCCCGGCCAGGATCATGACGCCCTCACCGGCTGTCGGCTGGCGGGCGGCCACGTCGTAGGCGGCCGGGCGGCCGGGGGTGAGCCGCGCGGTGTCCTCGCCGCGGAGCCAGAACCGGACCCCGCCCTCGTCCGCGGCCCACTCGAAGTCGAGCCGCAGCGTGCCGGTCGTGAGGGTGGCCGCGAAGTCCCACGCCGTGACATCGACGGGCTGCCCGTCGTCGCCGCGGAGCACCGCGCGGAAGCTGAACGGGTCGCCAGCCACCGGCCGCAGCGTGGCCTCTACCGGCCACGCATCCACCACTGCGCGGCCGGACAGCTCGGCGGGTGTTGACATGACTAGACCCGCTTCGGCTCTCGTTCAGGGAACTCGGGGAGGTTATGGTCGGGCGGCTCCGGGCCGGTGCCGGGGGTGCGGACCCATGCCCACGCGAGGACGGCGCCGTAGAGCACCGCGACCCACGTGCCGGGCAGCCCGCGGGTCGGGTACCGGGGCTCGTAGCCCTCCTCCACCTGCGGCGGCTCGGGGTGGAGCACGTAGCCGGTGAACTGGTCGGTGCCGTCCGTGATCATGATGCGGACGGTCATGTTGAGGTCGGGGAGCGCGGGGTGGCCGCCGAGGTCGTCGGGGTCCTCGACCACCGGGTAGACCGGGCGCGGCGGTCGGCCGACCGGCGGTAGCGGCTGGCCGGGACGCTCTGGCCAGCCGGGCAGGACCGGGCCGCCGCCGATGCCGGGCGGTACCTCGGGCAGCCCCGTGTCGGGGTACTCGGGGAAGCCGGGCGGGAAGATCGGCCCGCCGCCGATGCCGGGCGGCTCACCCGGTAGCCCCTGGTCCGGGTAGCGATCCGGCACCCAGACGCGGACCCTCTGGTATCCGATGACGTACATGATGTCTCCCCTTCCTGGGAGGTTTGACCTGGCCCTTTGCGGCCAGGTGGCTTAGGTGACCGGAGCGCTCCAGGTCATGCTCCAGGTCTGCGGGCCGACCAGCCCGTCCGCGACCAGCCCCTTCTCGCGCTGGAACTTCCGGCACACGTCCTCGCTCGCCGGGCCGAACTGCTGGTCAACGCTGATGCTCCAGCCGCGGTCACGCATCTTGGCCTGCCAGGTCCGCACGTCGGGGACCGTAGAGTTGCGGGTCCGGCCGAAGTAGTCGACGCTCAGCTTCGGCGCCGCCTGGCCGCCGCCACCGCCGGACGGCGGCGGGGTCGGGGTCGCCGCACCGCCGAACGCGCGCTTGAGAATCTCAGGTCTCATCCTGAGACGCGCGTCGTTCGGGCACGCCGTGTTGACCGCCATCCGGTGATACCCGAGGCCGCGCTGCCCGTCAGCGTTGGCGAGCGCGTTCGCCCACCCGTGGACGCGGGCGCCCTCGGCGTACAGCCGCGCGAAGGCCGCCACCTGCGCCTCGGTGAGCGGCTCGCCGGGGTTGTTCGGCGCGCAGCCCTCAGTCTCGACGCCGACGTACCGGCTGTTGAGGCTGATCCCGTGCCACGCGACGCGGCTCGTGTCGATGTACTGCTCGATGAGGCCGCCCTTGCTGATCCAGAAGTGGGCCGACACCTTCGCCGAGGGGTTGTTGAACCACCCGTAGAGCGAGCCGTTCCCGCCCTGGTGGTGCAGCACCGCGCCGAGGTAGCCGGACACGCCGCCGCCGATGTTGTTGCTGATCGGCCGCCAGGTCGCGCACGCGAAGCGGGCCATCAGGTGTCGCCTCCTGCCTCGTCGTCCACCGGCTCATCGTGAGCCAGCGGGTCGGCGCCCATGCCCTCGTCGTGCGTCTCGCCGTCCGCGGGCTCGTCGGGGCCGGTCTGGGTTGCGGTCATTGGGTGCTCCTCTCAGCGTCCAGGATCACGGGCTGACCCCGCCTCCTGCCATACAGCGTGCCACCACGCTCCGACATCGGCGTCGCCTGATAGCGGAACAGCCGCGACCCGTAGAAGGTGATCGTCTGGTTTGGCTGGTTGGGAATCCACCGGCCGAGGATCGCGATCGACATGTCAGCGCCCGGCGTGACGGTGGTGACGATGTTTTGGGTGGTGAACCCCCACGAGTTGCCGCCCCGGTTCGGCTGGTTGGCGCCGCCGCCGCCGCCGGTGAGCGTCGGCCCGACGATGACCTCCTGCCAGCACCGGACCTGTGTCGGGCTGATGACCGAGTAGTAGGCGTGCGCAGCGATGGCGAGCCCCCGGTTCGCGAACATGTCCTGCCAGCTCAGGTCAGCGAGACAGAGATTCCGCGTGACGTTGAGCTGGAGCGCCATCGCCATATGCGGCGCGGCCCCGAGCGGGTCGCCGACCTGGCCGTGCCCGTGGGTGTTGATCTCGAACACCGAGCCGCGTATCAGCCACCCGGCCGGGATGACCCACGTCGGGGTGAACTCATACAGCGCGGTGGAGGTCATGGCCTGCGCGAGCGTGAATTGCCAGTCGGTGTCGTTGTAAACCGACAGCACCGTCTCACCGGTCGGCCCCGCCGGGCCTTGCGGTCCCGGCGGTCCCTGCGGCCCTTCCGGGCCTTGGTTGCCGGGCGGCCCCTGGACCACGCCGGGGTTCAGCCACGGGTCGCCGGGGCCTTCCGGGGCGTACACCCACAGCGACCCGTCACGCGGCGGCTCAGACATTGGCGCCTCCTCAGTCTCTCGGGATCAGCGCGTTGAGGCAGCTCACGCCGCCCCCGCCGGTAAATGAGGTCCACAGGGTCACCGCCCCGTTGGGGCCGAACTGGACCCGCGTGAGCGCCACCCCGGAGGCGGGCGTCGCCGTGCTGCCCTGGAGGGAGTAGAAGCGCGGCTGGCCGTTCGGCTGGCCGACGTGACAGTCGGCCGCCATCGCCCCGAAGTTGTACGGCCCCCCGGATGTGTTGGCGTGGACGAGGAAATCGACCTGGACGCAATTCAGGAACCCGATCAGCCGGTACCGGAACCGGGTCGCGGGCAGCGGGCCGGGCGGTGTCACGAGCGCCTGCCACGGGCCGATGCCCAGCTCGGGGACTACGCCGCCGCCCTGGCCGCTGTCCCACACGAGCGCCCAGCCGGGCTCCACCTGGATGTCCTGCGCGGGGCGGCCCGGCCCGTCCCAGCCAGCCTCGATGAACCCGTTTGGGGGCAGCTCCGCGGGGGTCCGCTGGTGGCCGAACCCGCCGACGATCAGCGTCGACTGCCCTTCCGCTCCCGCCGGTCCTGCCGGGCCGGGGTCGCCTGCCGGGCCGGGGTCGCCTGCCGGGCCGGGTCCGCCGGGCGGCCCTCCCGCGCCGGGCGGCCCTATGTCGCCCTCACGGCCGGGCGGCCCCTCCGCGCCGGGTGGCCCCGCCGGTCCAGGTGGCCCCTCCGGGCCGGGCGGCCCGTCCGGGGGTCCGGGCGGTCCCTGCGGCCCGGTCGGTCCCTGCGGCCCCGGCGGTCCCGGTGGCCCGCTGCCGCCGCCGCCGAAGTCAGGATCGCGGGGGGTCAGTACCAGGTCGCCGCTGGAGTCAGCCCCGGCCGGGACGGTGATCGTCGCCAGCCTCACCCCGGCCTGGCCGCCGCCGGGCGCCAGCACCCGGAAGGCATAGGTCGCCGTCTCCGGGTCGGTGATGACCGCCCACAGCTCCTCGTCGCGGTCGGCGTCGTCGTCGCCCGGCTGCACCGTCACCCTCGCCCCGACCGGCGAGGTAAGCACCGCCACCGTGCCGTCGCCGCAGTCAGCGAGCGCCAGCCAGTCAGCCGACACGTCCACGGCCAGCCCCGCCGCCGGGGTGAGCTGCACCGCGCGGACCACCGCGGATCGGCCGCCCGCCAGCGCCGTGATGACCTGCCGGTCATCCCACGCCGAGTAGCGGCCCGCCTGCCCCCACCGGACCAGGTGAGGCGTCGTCACGACCCCACGTCCTCAACCGTGAGCACGGCGTGGTCCCCGACGTTGGCGAGGTTGCACATGCGGAACAGCCCGTTGCCGATGATCCAGTAGCGGCCATCGAAGACCCGCGAGACCGGGGCGCCCGTGTAGCGGAACGTCCACTCGCACATCTGCCAATTGGGCTGAGACTCGGTCGGCGGGTTCGGCGGGTAGCTGCAAGCGTGAGCCTTGGCCATCACCGACTGACCGGGGACCTGCCCGGCCACCCGCCAGCCGACCCCGATCGCGTGGACGCGGCTCGGGCCGGACACCACGTCGGGGCCGAGCATCACGAACTTGATCCGGTACCACTGGCCGGGCCGCATCACGCACGGGTAGCTATCGACGGCGAGCGGCGCCGCCTGACCGTAGTTCTGGTAGTTCCACCCGCCCTGGCCGATCTCGTAGCTCCGCGCGGTCCACGACAGCAGCCGCCGGTCCAGCTCAGCGATCGTCGGGACGATCGTCATCTGCGAGGCCAGGTTGGCGCCTTGCGGGACGGTGATCACCGCGATCTGGATGCCGGGCAGCAGCGCCGCCTGACCGGCCGGGAGGATCTTCAGCTCCCACGTCCCCTCGTCGGGGTGGGTCTCGCACCACAGCCAGTCCTCGCGGCTGCCCGAGGCGGGTCCGGCGTTCGCCATGACCACGTGATCCTCGCGGCTCCCGACGACCGCGCTGGTCGCGTCGTCGCATGATGCGACAGCGACCCAGCCGCCGCGGAGGATCACCTGGAGCCCCGACCCGGCCACGGCGTCGACCGCGGCCAGCGTGCCGAGCCGGTCCCTGGCCAGCGCGCGGATCAGGGTGCGGTCGTCTACCGCGTCGTAGGTCTCGGCCTGCGCCCATACGAGCTTGCCGACCGGCGGCGGCGGTGTTGTCATCTCGGGCCTCCCGATACGATCCTGAGCCCGCCGCTGCGGAAAGCGTCGGACGTGGCGGTGTCTAGCCGGACCAGGCCGCCCGCGAGCGACTCGCGGAGCCTTTGCGGCGGGTTGGTCAGGGCGAGGGTCCAGGTGGCCACGCCGGTCGCGGCGTTGACCTCGACCTGGAGGAGCCGCCCGGCGAACTCGGTGCCCTGCGGGACCAGCGGCGTAATCGCGGTGATGGTCACCGTGTCGCCCGGCCCGTAGCTGGTGATCGGCGGGAACGACTCGGGCGGCGAGCCGCTGATCTGCTGGCCGGGCACCGACTGGATTTGCGCGGCGGTGGTGGCGCGCTCCCGCAGCGTCGACTCCAGGATGGTGCCGGGCCAGTCGTCTATCGCATCGAGCCGGGGCAGCTCAGCGTTCGGCAGGTCAGCGACGACCACCGGCCGCACGGCATCCTCGCCCGCGTCGTGGGGCAGGTCCCCGACCGCGAACGTCCTCGTGCGGAGCTGGTCGCTGTCCCACTGCGCCCGGTAGCCGACCACCGCGCCGGGCACCGACAGGCCGAGCCCGGAGACATCCGACCCGACGCGCGGGTAGGCGATCCGCAGCGTGCATTCCGGGCGGCCCGCCGGGGTCATCCGGTACTCGGCGCGGAACTCCGGGCCTTGGAGCACCCCGGCCAGGTTGATCAAGAGCTGGCCGCGCGAGCCGCCCTCCAGGTACTCATACCGCCGCTCGCGGCCATACCCGAAACCGGGCTCGGTCACGATCCGCACCCCCACCTCCTCGACCGGCTCCGCGATGTCGCGGGCGATCACGGTCTGCTCAACGAGGGGCTGGCCCTGCACGGGGGGATAGCGCCGGTCGGGGTAGTAGTCCCATTGGCGCCGGGTGAGGTAGCCCGGTAGCTCGATCAGGGTGAACTGCACGTGCGCGGAGCCGTCCTGGTCAGCGACGCCGGTTGGCACCCCGCACCAATAGGGCTCGCCGTCGTAGAACGCCCACAGCCGCCAGGACCACAGCGTGAGCATCCGCTGGGTGTCCAGCCCGGAGGGCAGGTTCACCGTCACGTTGCCGTGCCCGAAGGCCGACAGCCGCCGCACGCAGTAGAAGCTCGACACGTCCACGTTGCCGAGCGCGCGAGCGCCGACCATCGTGTCCGCCCAGAATGTCCACTGGCCGGGCAGCGGGATGGTCGGCCGGGGCTCCAGCGCCAGCGGCAGCCCGACCGGGCCTCCCGGTCCTACACCCATGCTGACCGCCAGCCGAGCGACACTGAGCCGCGGCCGGTCCCGCGGAGGTACCAGCGGCCCGAGCTGGCCGGGGGCAGCAGCATGGGCCGGGAGCCGGGCAGGATGTACGAGGCGCGCGACAGCCCGCCGGGCGCCTCCGCGGTGAGGGTGGCCGTGGAGACGAGGATCGTCACCCCGGCGTCCAGCCCGGCGAGCCGGATGATCCCGCCGTGCCCGTCGCTCAGCGTCGTCTGCGACAGGTCGCCCTCGTACAGCGCGTAGACCGGGGCGTCGTGGTTGCCCCCGTTGCGGAGCACCGCGGAGTTCGGGACGTAGCTCCCGGCGTACCGCCAGGGGAACTCGCGCGGGTAGGACCGGCCGGTGATCTCGCCCTCGGTGAGGTTCGTCAGCCGGGCGGCCTGCCAGGTGCCGTCATAGAGCGCCGGGTCAGCCGCGGTCAGGGTGAGCTGCCACCGGAAGCCGGCCGAGCCGAGGGGCTGGTGCCGGTAGCTGTCGGTCCCGGCGCGCACGTCGGCGGTCTGCACCGTCTCGCCGTCCATCGTGCCGATCGCCAGCAGCACCGGATCGCGGTACGCGGCGCGGGCGGCGAGCTGCGCGCGGAACCTGGCCAGCTCCTCCCGCGGCCCCACCGCGGCGCCGTGGATGACGACCGTCCGCGCGCCGAGCACCTTCGGCCCCCACGCGGCGCCGTCGCTGATGGTCCGCGCTACGTCGTTGCCGTTGGCGGGCGGCGAGTCCAGCCAGCCCTCGACGCTGGTCACGACCGCGCACAGCCCGCTGTCGGTGTCACCCGTGTTGAGCCACAGGCCGTCGAGCACGACCGGGATCAGGCCGCGGCCCGGCGACGGGAGCGGGCCGGTGTCCAGGTACCCCCAGTCGAACGTGCGGTCGTACCTGCGAAGCGTCGGGGTTGTCATCCGAGACCTCCAGCCGTCGCCCATGCCAGCTCGCGGGAGACCAGCGCGGCTATCTCGCGCTCATCCTGGCCTGCCTGCGGGTAGACGTTGATGGTGGCGCCCCCGGCGCCGGTCATCCCGCCCGCCGCCGCGGACAGCCCGCCGCCCGCCAGCGGCGAGCCGATCGCGGGGCCGCCGCCGAAGCCGGGAATCTCCAGGGCGCCCGCGGCGTGCGACCAGCCCTCCTCCAGCCCGGCGGCCAGGTCCTCGCCGATGCCCATCGTGACCCGTGACGGCGAGCCGATCCCGAACGCGCCCTTGAGGGCGCCGATGATCGGGTCGCACACGTTGGCCCGTATCCAGCCGAGGTGCTGCTTTGCGGTCTGGAGCCCGCGCTTCAGCCCCTCCACCATCTCCTCGCCGAAGTAGATCGTGATGGTGGACGGCGAGCCGATGCCCAGCCCGCCCTTGATCATCGAGGTAACCGGGCCGGTCACGTTCGAGCTGATCCAGCCGCCGAGCCCGCGGGCCGCGGACAGCCCGGACTTCAGCCCCTCGACCATCGAGCTGCCCGCCGACCGGGCCATCCCGACCATGCCGCTGAACCCGGAGGACACGGCGCTCGACATCTGCGAGATGCCCGCGCTGGTCACGGACTTCATCTGCGACCAGGCGCCGGACACCGCCGAGGTCATCGCGCCGTGCGCGGACTGCACCACCCCGGCCAGCGCGGAGAACGCGCCGGACACGGCGCCGCCGAGCATCCCGGCGACCGCCATCGCGGCCTGGCCGAGCGCACCGAAGGCGGGTATCAGTCCGGGGCTGTTGCCGGTGATCCAGTGCCACAGCGATTTCACGATCCCGATGAGCCACTCAATCGCCCCGCCTAGCGCCTTCAGCGGGTTCATCACGTTGGAAATGGCCTGCACCCAGGAGAGCAGCTTGATCGCTACCTCAGCGATGGGCACGATGATCTTGACCAGCACCTCCAGCACGAACCCGATCACCTTGATCAGCCCGACGATGATCGGGACGACGATGTTGATCGCGGCGCCGAGCCCGGAGACGCCGCCCTCCCCGGCGCCGCCGCCTGCCACCTCGCCGAACAGCTCGCCGAGCGGTTTGAGCAGCTTGGAAAGCTCCTTGATCACGGGCGCCAGGGCGTCACCGATGGCCCGTACGATGTCCCAGAGCCCCATGAGTACCGGCTTCAGCGCCCCCTCCCAGAGCCCTTTGAGGATGGGCATCAGGAAGTCGAGCAGCCCGCGGCCCAGCGCGAACACGGCCTCGCGGAAATCGGAGCTGGCGATCATCAGGGCAGCGAACCCGGCGACGACCGCGGCGATGGGCAGCGCTGCGGCGCCGAGCGCGGCGCCCACGCCGCCCGCGGCGGGCACCACCGACGACAGGGCGGGGATGCTGTGGAGGGCGGCCTGGCCGACTGAGCCGAGCCCGCCCGCGACGAGCTTCACCGGGCCGAGGAGGTTAGTCAGCAGCCCGCCGAGGATCGGTATCTGGCCGAGCAGCCCCGGCGCGACGAGCGCGGTCAGCCCGGCGGCCCCGGCTATCGCGGCCGGGCCGAAGCGGTGCAGCAGGTCGACCACCCGCTGCACCTGCTCGGGCTTCAGGTTGTTGATCCACTCGGTCCACTTGGCGATCATGCCGGACAGCGGCGCGACGAGCTTGCCCACCGCGACGCCGATCGCGTCGAAGATGGGGGCGAGCTGGCCGCCGGGCGCCAGCGCCGCCGACAGCGCCTTGGCGAGGTCGTACGCCTGGAGGATCATCGGGCCGAACGCCTGCACGAGCCCCTGGCCGACGCTCAGCTTGATGTCGTCCACGATCCGGGGGAAGGACCGCAGCACCTTGCCCGGCTCCTCCATCGCGGAGGCGTAGGCGCCCGCGACGCCCTTGCCCGACTCCAGCACCGCATTGAGCACGGCCTGAGCCCGCTCGGCGTCGGTCAGCTCAGCGACCGTCTTGCCGAGCGACTTCGCGTACTGGGCGACCGCCTGCCCGGCCTGGACGTTGAGCCCGGCGTTCCGCAGCACCGCCGAGTTCTGGGTGGTGATGCCGTGGACCAGCGCGTCGAGGACCTCCGTGGAGTTCTTGCCGCTGATGACCGCGGCGTCCTGCGCGACCCGCGCGAGGTCGGTGCTCTTGGACAGGTCGAGCTGGTTACGGGCGAACTGCGCGACGAGGCCCTGAGCCACCCCGGCCTCGATGCCCTGCTTGCGGACAGCGGAGACCGACTGCTGCATCGCGTCGTAGCTGATGTTGTTCGCCTTGGCGAGCGCCCGCAGCGAGGCGTCCATCTCCCCGGCCCGCGCCGCGGTCTTGAAGGCTTCAACGCCGAACGCGGTCGCGGCGACGGTGGCCCCGGCGATGCCGGTCGCAACGCTCTTGCCCACCGCGGCGCCGAGCCCGCCGACCGCCTTCAGCCCGGCGGTCATCGACTGGCTGATGGAGCCCGCGGCCTGGTGCCCGGCCTCGCTCGCATCCCTGGCGATGACCGACTTCAGGTCGCGGGTGTCGGCGGTGACCGGGACGGTCAGCGACCCGTAGGTGTAAGCGGCCATCGCTCACCCGCACGCCCGGCATCCCGCCGAGCATCGCCGCGGCGTCGCCCCACGACCCCGCCCTGCCCGCGCCGCTGGCCTGCGGCGATGGATTACGCGCGGATTGCGCGTAGGTCCCCGGCCGGGGCACCGGCTTGGGCTTGGCGACGTTCTTGGCGCCGTGGGCCTTCATCGTGACCCACGTCAGCGCGGCCACCTGGTCGATGAGCACGGCGAGCAGCTCGGACTCGGTCGACCACGGGTCACCGGCCCGCAGCGCGTACGGGGGCAGCCGGTCGAGCAGCACCGCGACGCGGCGCGTCGACACGCCGGGGTCGAGCACGTCGACCCCGTACGCCGCGAGCATTACCGCCTCGATGTCCGGGTTGAATCGCGCCGCGCACGCGGCCTGGAATTTGGGAGGCTCGCCAGCCCGCCCGTCGCCCCGGCCGCCGCGAACAGCGCCTTCATCTCGCCGAGCGTCAGCCCGTCCGCGCAGAGCTGCTCATAGGTCTCCGGGCCGATCAGCGCGCCGAGCGCGGCTTCCAGGTCGCCGGTCGCCACCTTGCGGATCGTGGTCATCGGCCAGCCGGACATCGCGGGAAGCTCGTAGTGCGTGCCCTTGTAGATGAACGGGAACGGCGCAGCCTCGCCCTCGGCCGCAGCCGCGGCCTCCAGGTTGAATATGCTGCTGTCGCCGTTGGGGCTGGTCACGCCGCCGTCGAGGTCGCGGCGGGCTTGGCCTTACGGGAGCCGCGCAGCGGAGCGCTGGAGTCGTCCTCGGGCGGGCCGAGCAGCACCTTCGCGAGCTTGCCCGCGTCGTCCAGCGCCGACAGGGTGCAGTCGAGCGGCACCGCGGCGCCGCGGGTGATCTGCATGTCCCCGGCGTCGGTGAGGCTGGCCCGGTAGAAGATGATCCGCAGCACCCGCTCGGCGTCTCGCGCGTCGATCCCCACCATGTAGAGATGCTGAGGGGTGTCCGACCGCAGGTCCATGTCCAGCAGCCCATCGCTGTCCACGGTCTCCTCGTCGGCGTCGAAGTACAGCGCCAGCGTCTTGCCGTTGAGCTGCCAGAGCACGAACTGGAGGGTGATCGAGCGGCCGGTGATCACCGACCGGATCGGGACCACCGACTGCCACGGGGTGATGTCCGTCGAGTCGGTGGACTGCCCCACGGTGGGGCCGTCGTCGCTGAGGTAGCCGAGGATTTCCCACTCGTCGGGCCACTCGTCGCTGGTGCCCTCGGGCAGGTCTGAGCCGAGCGGGGCGAGCCAGAGACCCGGCCCGTTCGCGGTGCCGACCTGCACCTCTCCGGGCTGGAGCTGGCGTGATGGGGATGGGGGCATGACGATTCCTTCCTACGGTGCCTCGGCAGGAGCGGGGGCCGCTGCGCCTCGGCGGGGATGGACCCGGATCTCGTAGCGCGCCATGTAGCGCGGCGAGCCGTCGTCGTCGGGGAGCCACGCTGGCCCCTCGACCGGCTGGACGTAACAGACGGTGCCCTCGGGCCAGGGCACATCAGGCAGCGCGACGATGGTCTGCCGCACCGTCTCGGCCAGCGCGCGGGCGGCTTCCTTCCGGCGGTGCCGCGCGTCGACCTGCACGAAGTAGGCGTAGATCCAGCCCGGCCAGTGCTGGACCGCGGAGTAGGCGAACGAGGTCACCTCGCCGAGCGGGGTCAGGTGCCGGATGTTCGCCCAGACCCACGCCTCAAGGTCGGGCTGCACAATGACCGGCGCCGCGGTCATCCGCCGACCGCCAGCGCCCGGCCGAGCGGCGCGTAGGCGCGGGTCCGGCGGGTGCCGTACTCCACGAACCGGGCATAGGGCGCCGTGTTGATCACGACGGAGGTTCCGGGGTCGTTGTAGCCCGGCCGCACCTCCCAGCTCGCCGCCATCAGGCCGGACAGCCGCGGGGTGTTCGCCCTGGCCGCCCCGGCGATCTTCTGCGCGGTCTCCGCGATGTTCTGCTGCACCGCGAGCCGCGGCGCCTTCGGGTCAGTGACCCGGAACACGACCTCACCCGCCACGACGCACCGTCACAGTCATCGCGTGGCACGCGATCCCGGCGCCCGGCCCGAGCACCGGGTCAGCGATCACCCGGACCTCTGACACGGCGTACGCCTGGCCGCGGATGACGGCGGTCATGCCGTCCGCGGGGTCGGCGCCGAGCGGGAGGAACAGGTTCCCGGTCTCGATCCTGGCCGGGTCGTGCGGCCCCCGGCCGCCGCCGTCGCTGGCCCGCGGGTCGGACTGCCCGGTGAGGAGCTGGAGGTTCCCGGTCCCGGTCCAGATGCGGCGGGTGGGGGTCTCCTCCTGCCAGCCGTGCCCGTCCAGGTCGCCGGGCGGGTAGAGGTCGACCTGGTCGGCGCCGAGCAGCAGCATCGTCATCAGTCGACCCACTCAATCCAGGGGAGGCGGCCCCGTAGCAGGACCGGCGGCGCGGCCTCCAGCGGGACCGACACGGCGCCGGTAAACGAGCGGTGCCACGCCGCGCGGGCGAGGGCCGCGCCGAGGTCGCCGCCCGGCGTGGCCCTGCCGTAGCTGACCGACTGCGCGCCGGTCGCGACCTGCGCGACGGCGATAGCCGGGGGGAGCATCGCCGCGTACGCCTCCCACTGGAGCGCGGCGCACAGGTGCGGGTCGTCGTCCCACCACGCATCGGCGATCTGCTGCGCGGCGTCGCGGGGCAGCCCGCCCTCAGCGGGCGGCGACAGCGGCGGCGCCCACATCTCCCACGGCGCGCTCGGGGTCACTTCTTGGCCGACCCGCCGCTCTCACGCGGAGGCGCGGTGACTTCGCCGTGCGGGTGGTTGGCGAGCAGCGCGCCACCGGCCGGGGCCGACAGGTTGAGCAGGTTGGTCCGCGCGAACGGGACCGCGCCGCCGGGCACCCGCGGGGTCACTGGCTTGATGATCGTGCAGCCGAACCGAGCCCAAATTTTGCACGGGACCACGTTGTCCTGGAACCCGGAGACCGCGATCGTGCCGTCCGGGGCGGCGATCACGCCGGACGGGTCGATGCGGAACCTGATGTCCTCCCGCACGCCGATGACCAGGTAGTCCCACGCCCCGGTGATGAAGTTGATGTTGTTGGTGTTCGTGGCGTACTGGCTGTAGGCGATCGGCTCTCCGTAGAGCGTGGGCCGCTGGCTGGTGCCCACCTGCTCGGTGCCGAGCAGGAGCGCCCCGGTCTGGTCGCGGACGCCGCGGAACCGGCCCTTGGCGCCGATGTCCGCTGAGTGCCCGGTCACCGCGAGGCCCTGGCCCTCGACGTAGCTCATCCCGTTGTTCACGGCGTCCACCGCGTCGATCGCGGTCGGGAACGGCCCGCCCCCGCCATTCCCGACTGAGGTCGAGTAGGTGTTTGAGGCCACGCCGCCGACCGGGAAGCTCGCCGGGACGTTCGCGGGCAGGCCGCCGAACAGCACGGTCTCATCGAGCTTGACCGCGATGGCCTCGGCCATCTTCGGCCGCGCCCAGTTCCACAGGTTGATCGTGTTGTCATCGAGGTACTGCTGCGGGATCGCCACCACCGCGGCGATTTCCTCGGCCGTGATGACCTGCGGCACGAGGGTCAGGTCGGTGTAGGGCTTCCGGCCGGTCCCGGCGGGCGGCGCCCCGGACCCGTGGACCCACTGCGCGGTCGGGAGCTTGCCGGTCACCGGAAGCTCGGTAATCCGGGTGCCCATCGGCATGATCTGGGCGAGCTGGAGCACGGCTGAGCGCTGCTCGACCTCGTGGATGATCTGCTGGCTGTACTCGTGGGGGATGATCCCCGAGAAATCGGAAAGAGGCATTTGCGGTCTGCTTTCAGCGAGACGGAACAGGTCTCGCCGCATTTCCGCGCCACCGGGCCAAGCGCCGCATCACGCCGCACGCTGGCCGGGCCTCAGGATCACCCCTCGCGAAGCGCCCGGATTCGGCTACCGGCTGCCGCCGCATCACGCCGCGCGGCATCGGAGCCAGCATCCCCCCGCCACCCGCGGCCCGTCAACTTACGGGCGGCCCCGCATGAGGTCGCGGAACAGGTCGCCGTCCACGTTGCCGGGCTCGCGCGCCCCGGCCGGGATTCTCCCCGGCGCCGGGGGCACCGCCGCGAGCTGGTCGACCAGCGCCCCGATCGCCTTCTTGTCCGGCTTGCCGTCCTTCAGCAGCTTGGCCAGGTCGAGCACCGCGAGCGCCGCGTCCGGGTTCGTGATGCGCCCGGCGGCCTGCGCCCGGAACTCAGCGGCGGCTAGCTCCTGAGCGTGCTCCTGCGCGGCCTCGGCCTTGCCCTCGTCGCGGGCCTTGGCGATGGCTTTCTCGGCCTCGCTCATGCCGTCCCGCCGAAGCGCGTCGAGCGCCTTGCGGTCCTCGGCGCGGAGCCTGCGCTCCTCAGCGAGCGCCGCCTCCACCCTGGCGAGGTCCTCGGCGGTGGGCGCCTTCGGCGCGGGCGGCGGCGCGGGCGGCGCGGGCGGCCCTGGAGCGGGCGGTGCGGGCGGCGCGGGCGGCGCCGGGGGTGGCGGGTCGCCCGCCGGGGGTGTGGTCATGCCGGGGCTCCTTCCGGTTCTGGTGCGGGTGCGGGTGCGGGCGGCGGTGCGGCTGCCTGCTCAGCGGCCAGCATCTCCTCCCACCGCTCGATTTCCTGCGGGGTGGCGCCCCACCGCTGCCAGAGCACCTCGCGGGGCACCCCCAGCGTCGCCATCTTGACCAGCGCGTCGACCCGCTGGCCCTCACTGCGCGTCTCGAAGTCCGCCCAGATGACCTCAGCGGACACGTCCACCGCGGCCGGGCTCCCGGCGAGCTGGAGCGCGAGCCGCATCGCCTCCTCGTAGCCCTCCCCGAAGTGCAGCGACCGGCGCCGCACCTTGGCCACCAGCCCCGTCTCGGCCGCCTTGATCGCGTCCGCGGACAGGTTCACCAGGTGCCCGGTCAGGTAGTGCGCCGGGGTCTGCGTGATCGCGGCGAGCATCGTCACGTCCTGCTCCACCGACGCGAGGTAGCCGCCCAGCGTCGACTCCTGGAACGCGCCGAACCGGCCGCCCTCGTTCTCATTGGTGAGCAGCCGGTTGCTCCCGATATCGAACGGCCGGACCACCTTCACGGCCTCGCCGCCGTCGTCGGTCTTCACCACGTCGCGGGCGATGCGAATCCCGGTCGCCCAGATCTGCCGGAAGGCGCCGTAGTCCATCGCGACGCAGCGGTTGAACAGGATCGTCATGATGCGGTCCTGGATCGAGATGGCGGGCGCCAGCTCCGAGCGCGGCCAGCCGACCGTCCGCGGCTGCGGCACCAGCTCGATGAGCCCCACCGTCCCGGCCGGGTTCGGCGCGACCTCCGGGCCAAGCTCCCACGGGTACCAGGTGATGATCTCCTCCGGGGTGATCAGCACCTCGATATCGCGGCCGGGCTCGCCGGGCACCTCGGGGAACCGCTTGTATCCGGCGAGGCGCCGCCGCCGGTTCCCCGGCTGGTAGAGCACGGTCGCCTGTAGCGGCGACTCGGCGGTGATCGCGACGCCGGTCGGGTTGTCCTCGTCGGGCTGCACCAGCACGAACGAGGAGCCCATGACCAGCGCGTCGGTCTGCACCAGCTCACTGTCGGCGTCCATCTGGTTGGCCTGCCAGAGGGTCCAGGCCGCCTCGCTGGCCGCGTCGTCGCCGAACCGGAAGCCGACCACCTGGAGCCGCTCGGCGACGGCGTTGACGATCAGCTCGCACCAGTTCGCCCCGGCCTCGTCAAGGAACGTCTTGAAGGTGCGCCGCTCCTCAGTGTCAAGCAGCGCGATCACGCCCTGCTCGCCCTCGTAATACTCCTGGAAGCCGCGGGCGCGGCCCGCCTGGATGTCGAGCTTGTTCGCGCACGCCGCCCGCAGGTCGTCTACCTCGGCCATCAGGCCGCCTCCTTTTGTCTCACGTTGTCAACTAGAACCCCGCCGCCGCGTACTCCTCCGACCGGGACGACCGCCGCAGCGCGCGGTCCAGCCCCATCACCGCGGCCACGATGCCGTCGATCTTCTCCGCGGACTTCTGCCGGTCGAACTTCACGTTGCCCGCCCCGTCCGTCCGGGTGACCGCGTTGCCCGCCTGCCACCGGGCGATCCCCGACCCGCCGTGCCGCAGCTCCGACGCGGCGACCAGCCGCAGCAGCTCAGCGCTGGAGGCCGACATGTTCCGCGCGCTCTGCGCGAACGGCACCATGACCCACCCGTCGTCGGCCAGCTCCACCGCGAGCTGGACGGCGTTCCACGGGTCGAACGCCATCTCCGCGATCCGGTACACCAGCCGGTCGGCGTTGAGCGCCGCGCGGATCGTCTCGTAGTCGGTGACCGGGCTGTCGGTCAGCGTCAGCTCGCCCCTGGCCACCCACAGCTCGGCCTGGCCGCCGGTTCGCCGGGACAGGTCCGCGAGCCGCGCCGCGGGGCAGAAGTGCCGCCAGATCACGTCATAGGCGCCGTCCGCGGCCGGGAAGACCAGCGCGTACGCGGCGAGGTCCTGGGTCGCGGCCAGGTCGAGCCCGGCGAAGCACTCGGCGCCCGCCAGCTCGCCCGGCATCTCCTCGGCCGGGACCGGCCCCGCGGACTCGTCCCACACCGGCATCGAGATGGCCCGCCCGACCTTGGACACCGGCTGGTTGAGCCGGAATTGCTTGAAGCTCCGCTCCGCGGCCGGGTTGCGCTGCGCCGTCCGGCACTCCGACGCCAGCACCCGCTCATCCAGGAAGTCACCCAGCGCCGGGTTCGCCTGCCGCCACGTGGCGGGCTTCGTCCAGTCCGCGTCATCGGCCGCGCGGAAGATGACCACCAGCCGCTCGGGCTCCAGCTCGGGGTCTTCGGCGATCCGCTCTGACCACTCCCGCTCCGTCGCCGCGAACCCGGACGGGTCGCTCTCGGCCGTGGTCGCGAGCAGGAGGAGCGGCTGGGCGCGGGTGCCCATCGAGGTCCGCATCGTGTCGAACAGGTCGCGGCCCCGCTGCGTGAGCAGCTCGTCAATCACGGCGCCCGAGGGCTCCTCGCCGAGGTTGCCCTCAGCGTCGCCCGCCGCCACCGCGTAGAAGCTCGCCGTGCTCTCGTCCACGATCCGCTCGGCGCCGCGGATCACCTGGAGCCGCGCCCGCAGGACCGGGCTGTTCACCGCCATCCGCGCCGCGACCCGGAACACGAGCCCGGCCTGCCCGGAGTCCAGCGCGAGCCCGTAAATCTCAGCCGCCGCCTCACCATCCGCGACCAGCAGGTACAGCACCAGCCCGGCGAGCAGCTCGGTCTTGCCGTTCTTGCGCGCGACGTTCAGGTAGAGGATGCGGTACTTGCGGACGTAGCGCCGCCGCCGCTCGTCATAGACCACCTCACCGATCAGCGGCGCCAGCACCCGCTCACGCTGCCACGGCGCCGGGATGAACGGGTGCCGCGCGTAGTCGCCCTTCGTGTGGGTCAGGATCTCGGTGAAGAACGCCACCACGTGCCGGACCCGCCCCGCGCACCTGTGATCGCCGCGCCTCCTGCACCGCACCCCGTCAAGGGTGTAGCCGCAGACCGGCGGGCTAGCCATCGCGCACCAGCGGCGGGTCGCCGGTCGGGTCACCCCGCTCACCACGCACCCCGACCCCCCACGTCATCGCCGCCGACAGCACCGCCCCGATCCGGTTCAGCTCAGCCCCCACCGCCTCGGCCATCTCCGCGAGCGCCGCGTTCATCGCCTCAGCCCAGTTGACCGGCGCGCTAGCCTGGCACGGCACGGGGTCAGGACCCATCACCCGCGTCCGGGTGCGCTCGGGTTGCGCTGAACGGTGCGCTGGCGCCTGGCCCCGTGTCTCACCCATCAGTCAGCAACCGCTCCGCAGCCGCCGCCACCGACCCCTGGACCCGCAGCCCCGACCGGGCCGAGGGCGTGAACCCGAACTCCCGCGCCATCACCCGCAGCGCCGCCTCCGCATCCCGCACCTGCCCCCAGAGCGGGTTCTTCACGAACACCGTCTCCTCCCCCTCACCACCCCGCTTGAAGACCGGGGGTGACGAGGCCGCGAGCTGCGCCAGCCGTCGCCACCGGGCGAAGCACTCGCAATAGGCCGCCAGCAGGTCCACATCCGCAGCCGTGACCACCCCCATCGCCACCAGGTGCGGCCCCAGCTCGTCCCACTTCTCGACAGCCCCCTTCGAGAGGTACGGGGGCCGGACCACGGGCAGCGCCGCAGGCACGGGCTCAGCCCGGTTCACGCGCTCGGGATGGCCACCGTGCAGCACCCGCAGCCGTGTGGGCTTCGGCGCTGGACCCCTAGCACCCACCGCGCACCCCCAGCACCCCATCAGCGGCGCGGAGCGCCACGCTGCCGCACGAACGCGGCTTAGGGCACACGCTGAGACCTTGGCACGGCAGCGTCGCTCTGCGGGGCGTGACGCGGCGATGGGGGTGGGGGGTCACCCCTCGCCGCCCGTGTCTCGGGGAGTACCTCTTAGCCCGGCCTTCACGACCCCAGGTTTTTGCGGTTTCACAGACGCAGATCACGGGACGAAGCTCCTCGACTGTCGGCCCGGCTGACGGCGCGGGTTGATCACCGACCGCCAGTGCTGGTGCTGGACCAGCGACGGGACGTGGAGGTGGTAGGACTCGCCGCGCTCGGCCAGGAGGGCGCGCACGGTGAGGTCAACGCCGGTCGGGTCGGCGATGCGGCCCGGCCAGCCCGGCGCGAACCCGGCCAGCGGCCCGGCCAGCCGGGCGGGGACGTAGAAGCACTGCGCCATCAGGAA